TCGCTGGCACCTCCAACTACGGAGTTACCGGCGTCGCTGTCTCTGGCGGCGGCGTGTCTACGATTGCCACCACTGCCATCACGCAGGCTGCCGTTGTGCTCAACACCAACGCCACCACGACCGTCTCGATCGCCTCGGGCACGCTCACTGGCTCTGCTGTCCCGGTGTACAACTTCCCGGGCGCTGCAACTGTCCCGGGTGCTGGTACCACCACCTTCACTGGTGCGACGGTGACTGGCACCACCTTGACGAACACGGCTACCGACACCGGGCAGGCCATCGCTGGCATCAACACGGTCACTGTCGGAACGGTGACTGGTGCAGCCTTCGCTGCTGGCCAGTACGTCCAGATCGACGTGAACTCGTCGTCGACCACTGCTGAGGTCCGCAAGATCACCAACGTCTCTTCGTCGGTGCTGACGCTCGACTACCCGCTCTTCTTCACGCACGCCATCGGCGCTGGGGTCAAGGCGGTCACTGGTCCTTACACCCACACCATCGTCCCCGGCAACACCCTGCCGAGCCTGACGATCGAGAAGAACATCGGCGGCTACCAGTCGGTTGCCTTCACCGGATCTCGTGTCGACAAGTACTCAGTCAAGGTTTCGGCGAGTGACGCTCCGATCGAGATGTCCGCCACCGTCACGTCGCAGTCCTTCCAGATCCTCGGCGGTGCGAGCACTGCTGTTGTGAGCGGTGCCACGTCGAACGTGGGGAACACGATCGTCACCTACACCACCACGGCTAACCACAACTTCGTTGTCGGCCAGCAGGTGACTATCGCTGGTGTGGCCTCTACTGGTGGCGCTGGGACGTTCAACGTCACCGACGTGATCCTGTCGGTCCCTGCGACCAACCAGTTCACGCTCGCCAACACGGTCACTGCAACCTTCTCCTCGGGCGGAAGTTCGACGGTGAAGAGCGTTGTCACCCCGGTCATTGTCTCGAACGAACTGCCCTACGTCTTCTCTGAGGCAATCGTCAACCTGAACTTCGGCACGGGCTACGGCGGCAACGTGCAGGCCAGTCAGGTCTCCAACATCTCGATCGACGTGGAGAACGGTGTCAAGCCGACTTACACCTTCAACGGCAGCCACGACCTCCAGTTCCTGACTCCGGTGACCCGCAAGATCACCGGCCAGTTGGACGTGGTGTTCACGAGCCTGACGGACGCCCAGTGGGGCTTCTGGTCGATCATGCAGGGTCAGGTGCAGGGCTCGATGACCCTGTCGTTCACGCACCCGAGCGGCACGCTCCCGGCGTCCGGTACCGGCGTGACTGGTGCTGGTGACGGTGGCTACGGGATGACCTTCTCTCTCCCGGCTGTCAACTTCGCCAAGTACGCCGATGCGCTCAAGATCGAGGACGTGGTGATGACCACGCTGAACTTCGAGGCTGCGTACCCGATCGGTGCTTCGGCTGGTAGCGGGACCTACGGTCCGAACCTTGCCACCATGCAGACGCAGATCATCGACAGTTCATACCTGCCCTTCTAACGACACAGGACGTTCCGTCCGAATGACACACGACAAGGAGTGACGCATGCCCGGGTTTCTTTCCATCTACAACACGCCCAAGCGGATCGAGGTGGCCGACGGCTACTGGATCGATGTCAAGACGAGCCTGACGGCTGAGGACTACGAGTACGCCCAGCGTGCTCTCCTCGGCAAGATGACGATGTCTGGTGACGGTCTCCAGTCTGAGCCCGACACCGTCGCTTACCAGAGCGAGTTGGTCTCTCGCTCGATCGTGAGTTGGAACCTGACCGATGAGGACGGGGTACTGCTTCCCCTGACGCCCGATGAGGACAAGAAGGCATCCGTGATGCGTCTCCCTCAGGAGATCTTCCTCATGCTCTTCGACCTCGTCAATGAGACGAGTGGGGCACGCTCCACGGAGGAAGAGGTTCGGTTTCGTGCAGATGGTCAGGACAGCGATCACGGGGTCGGGTGAGGTAAAGCACCCGACCATCAAGAAGTTCTTCGCTGAGGCGTTGCTCTACGAGCACGTCGGGCTGAACTTCGACACGCTGCGCAACCGTCCGCATCAAGAGGTCATGGACTACCTCACCATCGTCTCCCAGATCGCCAAGGAGAACGCACGGCAGGCCAAGCAGGCTGAGGCCGAGTCGAAGGCGAGGCGCTAGTGTTTGAGAAGACCATCCGCACCATCCTCATGGTGGAGGCTCGGGAGTCGACCGAGCGAGTCCTCAACAACATCGTCCACTCGCTTGAGGAAGTCGACAACCACCTCGGCCTTGTCGGCAAGGCGTCACAGGACGCTTCGCAGAAGTACGAGCGGTCGATCAACACGATCGACGCTATGCACGTCCAGCAGCAGGCGGCGCTGGCCCGTACGAAGGCGGCTGAGCGGGAACTCAAGGACGCCACCGACGCTCTCAAGCGGGCATCGGAGCACCAAGCGAAGGAAGCAGTCGGCGGTGCCCAGAGGCAGATCGACGCTCTTGGGCGGGTCGAGCATGCGCAGCGTGAGTACAGGTCATCGCTTGAGAAGAGCGACCGAGCGATCCAAGAACTGCGTGCTGCGCAGGAGCAAGAGCAAGGTGCTTCGGGCAAGTCGGTCCGAGGGCACGGACTTCTCAAGGGTGCCATGGTGGGCGTCGGCGCTGCATCGCTCGGAGCGACGGCGGCTATCGCAGATTTCGCCAAGGGCTCGATCGAATCCGGTGCGCAGTTCCAGTCGACTACCGCCAAGATCGCCAACTCGGCCAACATCTCGACGACGGCGGCGCAGAACATCGGGAACGCCTTCCTGACGACGGCTGGCCAGACCACGTTCGGTGCCGACGAGATAGCCAGCGCTTACTCCAAGGTCGCCGGTCAGTTGGGCTTGACGGAGGGCCACGCCCTGTCGTCGAAGGATGCCCTCCAGTTCATGTCGCAAGCGACGGACACCGCTGAGGCGTCTGGTCAGAGCCTGTCATCGACCACCGGCACGCTGGCGAAGATCATGCAGGCGTACCACTTGAAGACCAAGGACGTTGGCTCCGCCTCCGACATCATGTACAACGCATCACGGCTGACCGGGCAGAACTTCTCCCAGTTGGGCAACGTGATGACGAGGATGAAGGGTCAGTTGGGTGTGCTCGCCCCGGGCATCAAGCAGACCTCGACGCTCATGGTCGACATGGCGGCACACGGCCTCACGGGTCGCCAGCAGATGGGTGCGCTCAACTCCGCCTTCGGTGGCCTCACCAAGATCTCGGCCAAGACAGTGCCGACGGTGGGCGAGGTGCACCAAGCGCTCAAGGCGCTCCCCCAGCCCCTACAGGCGCTCGCACGTGAGTACGCCCACGGTCAGATCAGCGCCAAGGACTACACCACCAAACTGGGTCAACTCCCGCAGGCGATGCAGACCTACGGCAAGTCGTTCAAGAGCATCTCGGACAAGGCTGGCCAAGACGCCAACACGCTCAACGCTCTGAACTTCACTCCGGCCCAGCAGCAGATGAGCAAGTTGGGCGTGCACGTCTACGACTCAACCGGCAAGTTCGTCGGGTTCCGTCAGATCCTTTCCCAGATGTCGCCCAAGATCAACGAACTGCACGGCAACCAAGCCAAGTTGGCGGCACTGCAGCCGATCTTCGGGAGCAACTCGAAGAAGATGCTCGGTGTCATCGAGGGCGGCACCAAGGCTTGGGACAAGTACTCCAAGGCGATCTCCGACCACAAGGCCCGAGAGGAGGCAGCGAAGCGAGCGGGGGACACCTACGAGGGCAGCATGAAGAAGTTGCATGCGACGGTCAAGGACCTCAAGATCTCGCTCGGCAACGCCCTCATGCCTGCGGTCATGTCGGTGCTGCATGCCTTCCAGAAGGTCATCACCCCTGTCATCCAGTGGATCCAGCACAACAAGAAGTTGGCCAGCAGTATCGCTCTCGGCATCGGATCACTGACGGCCATGATCGGGTCTCTCTACGCTGCGCACAAGGTCTTCTCTAAGACCAAGGACATCTTGAAGGTCCTCAAGGATGATTTCGGCAATGTCATCGGCAAGGTGAAAGAGTTCGGTGGCAAGGCCGTCGAGTTGGGTAAGAAAGTAATCTCCGGCGTCGGCAAGGCTGCCGATGTGATGAAGTCCGTTGGGTCTAAGGCAATCGACATGGGTAAGTCGGTGGTCTCCGGCGTCGGCAAGGGTATCCAAGTGATCAAGGACTTCAACGCCATGTCGAAGATCCAACTGGCCATCGAGAAGGCCAAGTTGGTAGCGACCAAGGTAGCGACGGCGGCGCAGTGGCTCTTCAACGCTGCGATGGACGCCAACCCGATCGTGCTCATTGTCATCGCCGTCGTTGCGCTTGTGGCGATCTTCATCCTGCTGTACAAGCACTCCAAGTTGGTCCGTGACATCGTCGCCGACATCGGCAAGGCGTTCAAGGCTGCGTTCAACTTCATCCTCAAGATCGTCAAGGACGTGTGGAACTGGATCAAGAAGAACTGGCCGTTGATCATTGAGATCATCGCTGGGCCGGTCGGATGGATCATTGCCATCTGGACGCACTTCCACAAGCAGATCATCGACATCTTCAAGAAGGTCATTGACTTCATCAAGGATGTCTGGGACAAGGTTGCTAACTTTGCATCCAAGGCGTTTGACAAGATCATCAACTTCTTCAAGGACCTCCCGGGCAAGGCTATGGACGCACTCGGAGACTTCGTCTCGACGGTGTGGAACAAGATCGTCATCGGTGCTGACTGGCTCGACAAGAACATCTGGCATCCGATCTGGTCGTTCTTTAGCGGGCTCCCGGGCAAGATTGCTTCGGCGGCGTCGGGCATGTGGGACGGTGTCAGCGGTGCCTTCAAGGATGCCGTGAACTGGATCATCGACCACTGGGACTCGTTCGGGTTCTCCACCCCCAAGATCAGCCTCGGCCCGTTCGGTGACATTCCGTCTCTGCACTTCTCAATGCCGCACATCCCCGAGTGGCGAGCAGCCGGTGGCCCGGTGTTCTCGGGCAACTCGTACATCGTCGGTGAGCGTGGGCCGGAACTCCTGTCCTTCGGGTCCTCGGGGAGCATCCTGAGCAACTACAACACCGGCAAGGCGATCCGTGGGGGCGGCTCGGGAGGCGACACGCACATCCACGTGAACGTGACAATGCAGGGCCACGTCTACGGTTCGCTCGACGACCTCGCCAAGAAGTTGGGCGGGCACCTCACCAAGAG